CCATTAAATTCAACTTTAATAGGAATCTTTGACTTCTCTCTAAGAAATCTTGATTTTTCAATATTGATAATAAAGTCATAACCTTCTATCTCCCCTGTGCCTGCTTTGTTTTGTCTACGACCTACAATCCATATATTATCTGCGGAATAGTAGATCCCTGTACCACCTGATACTACATCTTTAGGGAATAACCCAATCTCTTTATATGTATGATTAACAGCCATCATTGGTATATCACGCATTGTTAGATATGGTGTAATCATTCTAAACAATCCTTTAAGTGCTTTAGCACGTGACATATCAGCGACGGATTTACCTGATTTAGCATCTTCTAATTCTTTCTTAGATGCCAGATTACCAATTGAATCAATAATAATAACAACTTTTTCTTTACGTTCAACTTCTTCAAGCTGTGATACTAGATCAAACTTGAGTTCCTCTACATCTGTAATAGGTGTATGTAAAACTCTAGATGTATCAATATCAAACTGCTCAAAGTATTCTTGTGGTGATCCAAACTCTGAATCATAAAACAATAAAATAGCATCATCAAACTTCTTTAGATACGCAGCTGCTATCTTTAAGGCAAATGATGTTTTGAAATGCTTAGAAGGTCCTGCTAATACTGTAAGACCAGCAGATAACCCACCATCAATATCACCTGATAATGCTACATTCATCATTGGTACATCTGTTGTAACCATATCTGTATTCTTAAATAACATAGAATCTGACAATATATCAGTTCCTTTTATCTTAGAATTCTTTCTCAATTTTTCCATTAAACTCATTATCTACTACTCCTTACTTTGTTTATCCAACCATCCAGGTCCTGTACTATAAAAGTTCATTTCCCATAATTCTTTAACACCATATTTTATACGAGACTCATCTTTATTACCACCTTCATAAGGAATTGCCAACTTCTCATCTAATAATATCTCAGATAGTGAAGTGCCATCAGCAAGTATAACAGATCCTAAAATACGTCCAAACTTACCTTTCTTTTGAAGTTCAGTAGTTAAAGTAAATTCTGCATCTTCATACTCTAAAAGATCTTTAACACGACATTTAGCAGCTAGTCCCCATGACTTTTCATGTTTATGTCTAGTCCTTGATTCCGGTGTATCAATCCCTGCAAATCGTATCCGTTCCTTAATATAAATCTTAAATCCTAAATCAATTTCAGCATCAATAGTATCACCATCAACTACTCTAATTAATTTAGCTTTGTATTCGTACATAGTTATAACCTCTCTGTATGTGTTTTATACGCATAGTTTAATGCGGAATTTGCCTCTTTTAATATAGGTCGCTTTACATACCACGACCCTGTTCGTGAATCTAACTCTCTCATTAATACTTCTATTTCTTCTGCTGTTATTGGGTATTCTTTACGGATTGCATTAAAGGCTATAGATACCATCATCTGATACATCTTATGGTACCAACCTGTTTCCGATATAGCAGAATACTCAGATAACATCTTCTTATTAATAAATGGACAATTGGATATTGATGACCAATTATACTTATCCTTATTAACCAGTTTAGACTTACGGTGTTCTATTACTTGCTCTTGCATTTCAGTCGGTAACATATCTAGAAAATTAGAAGATCTATTCTTATCTATATATGTTACTGTCTTCATTAGGTTAGTTGGGTTAATGAACTTACCTTTAGAATTTGTAAATATGAAATTATAAGCATTTAAGTACTGGCCAGGTACATAGTACATTCTAGACAGATCTTTAGTTTGTGGGTCACCTAGTTCTGAGAATTCCGAATTTAAAGCAAACCAAAAATGTCTAATATTCTTAGCATATACTGGATACTCTAAAGGGAACACTAACCTAAACTTAGGGTAATCTATTCTTGATGATGCTGTAGAATAACAAACATAATAATAATGCCCAAATCTTTTATATAACTCTTCCTTTAATACAGAAGATTCTATCTTATGATCATCAACATCTAATGCAGCCCAAGTCCATAAAAGTACAGAATCATTATTCCGTTTCCCACCCTTGTTATATATGGCTGGTGATATAAGGGAAGATGAAGCTTTACTTTCTGTAGGTTTTTGAGATAACTGATACAAAAGATCCTCCATCTCAGCCCAGCTATTAAAATCCATTCGCTTGTGTGTCTTATTGTCAAACAGATTCTTAAATAAGGTTAATGAATATCTCATAGGTATATTATACTATAGTTTAGTCTAAATGTCAAGAGAAGAATGATTCTAGTGAAGCCCTTGGTTCTATCGACCACCCAATAGCATCTAAGATAGGTGTAATAGGATCAAGGAATGTCTTCTCAAACTGTAATGGATAATCAATATACTCGGACATATTAAGTTCCTCTGGTAGATAATCAGGAAATGATATAACATTCTCTTTAACAGGATTAGGTGTCTTTAGATATAGAAACTTAATCTTCTCCCCATTCTTAACTAATGTATACTTCTTTCTTAGCTTATTAATTATAATAGCATTATTATATATTAGAGTACCCCGAACATGAATAGGTGTTCCTTTGATATATAATCCACCGTTTTCTTTATCTAGATCAACCCATTTAGTTATATTAGTTACACCTCTAGGAAATGCCACTTCATGCGCAGGTCTTGAATAGAAGTAGTCTTTAAATTGGGCTATAGCATCTTGTACATCTACTTCATCTTTGATTACTATTACCTTAAATAACTCTTTAAGAGCATCACGACATATAGCAGGCGTAGAAGATTTAACGGCTTCAATACCCATTATCTTTAATTGAGGTTCATCATACTGTACACCCTCTGAGTTATGTACGTTTAAGATATAACGTTTCTTTGCAGTCCATATACCAACATCAGCAATAACTTCTCGATCCATTACCATCTTATTCTCATAAGCATTCATGTTATCAGATAGAGTTTGATATGATTTAGCCATCATAGGAACAAACTGCTCTTCACACATCTTATCAATAAGACCTACAGCCTTATCTTTAGATATATTAAACTTAGATACTAATGGTTCAAAGTTAACATAAAGGGAATCTGTATCAATAGCTATAACATAGTCTACATCTTCTGTACCTACTATCATGTTCATAAATCTATTAGTTGCTTTCTCAGCCCACCTAATACTTAATTGACCTGAGAGTGTAATACCTTCAGCTACTCTAAGATCATAGTATCTAAAGAACCTATTACCTAGAGCACCATATAAAGAGTTCATTAAAATCTTAATTGCCATTTGCTGATTATTAAGATTAGATATCTTCTTTACTAGTCTAAACGACTTATCCTTCTGAGACTCCTGTTTAGCTTTAAGCATATCATTCTTGATAACCTTTCTCTCAGAATAGAGGGTATCAATAATAGATGGGATAACTCCACGTTTTTCTTTAGAGTAATGAGAGCCATTAGCTGCAATTGATGTATCTGTAGTACACCAGTCTACAGCTTTATTGTTTAAACAGTAGTCTACATTAATACCCGGAGTTACCTCATCAAGCACGGTTTCAGGACTCATATTATACTGCATAATAAGATGTGGATATAGTGAGTTTAAATCAAATGATACAACCCAATTATGTTTACCTACCATAGGTGCTTTAACATACCCACCTGGGTACTCTGCTTTTGCATTAATCTCTTTAGGTGGTACAGCAATCTTCTGTTCTGTTAGTGTACGGTAGATAAAAGTATCCCATATACCAGTTGTACCAAATGCTTCTGTGTAGTTAACACCTGCTTTATAAGCTATAGTCATACATAATGTAATAAGACCCATCTTATCTTCAAACCGTTCTATTAACTCAACATCTTTAATATTATAATCAATGAACTTTTGATAATCATTCTTATATAATGAATGAAGTGTACCATACTCTTCATATGATATCTTACGTTCATNNAGNTCNACATGAGCTATATGATCTAACTTATAGGATTCTTGTTGTGAGTAAGTGAACTTCTTATATAGATCGAGGTAATCAAGTTGTTGTATACCTACAATCTCATAGAACTGAGAGGACTTACCCATTATAGTAACTTCTCTACGATCCACTAACCCCCAAGGACTTAATCGTTTAGAATAGGTTTCTGATAATACATTGTTTATACGATTAACCAGATAAGGCATATCGAAGAACTTGGTATTCCAACCTGTTATAACATCAGGTATATGTCTAGGTGAACTCCAATGACCAATGAACTTACGAAGTAGATCTAGTTCATCTAAACATTTAACATATTCTAGTTTAAGCTCTGTATGAATAGAAGTTGATATATCAAAATCCCCCATACCCCATACATAATAGGTATCATCTATAGAGGATTTGAGTGCTATTGATATAACTTCATGTGCAGCAAACTCAGGCTCAGGGAAACCATCATCAGATGCAACCTCAATATCGATTGAAGTTACATTGATCTTATTCCTTGCAAATGGTATCTTACCTGGGTACTTCTGTTGAATGAATTGGGCAATGTAGTTAGCATTGCCGTGAATCTTTAGATTATTTATAGACTCTGTAGTTTGAAGAAACTCCTTAGCTTCTCTCATAGAGTCAAATACTAACTCCTCTAAAGGTTCACCTTTAAGTGATTTCCATTTAGAGGATTTCTTGTGAAAAGGTACAAATAATGATGGTTTAAACGCAATGCGTTCTTTAGTAGGATGACCAGAATCATACCCTCTTAATAATAATTTATTACCGAATCTGTTTACTGAAGTATAGAAATTTGTCACAGGTTATCACCGTTTTATCATAATTATACATATTATACACTATTTCAGCTTAGATGTCAAGTGACAATATTAAGGTCAGGGGTAATAATGGCAGGTTCTTTTTCCTTATAACCTTCAATTTCCTTTACTAATTCACGATACTTCTCTTTCATTTCTTCCATTGGATCTACAATAAACATAATAAACTGCGCAGGATTATCAATTACCAATTCGGACACATCAGCATAAGGCATATAAGGTACAAACTGTAGCTTACCTTCAGCTGCAGGTATGATAATAACTGGTTGGAATATTGTTTCAGTTGCGGACTCATAATTACATAATAACTCTTCACCTGAAGAAAGACGTACTATTTTGATATTTTCTTGTTTCATTTATTCACCTATTTAAAAAAAGAGTACCTATTTCTAGGTACCCTTTATATATATTAACCTAACAGTAGTTCTTCAGCTGTAGCGGAATCACCATCTCTATTAATAGGGATGCGTTTAGGTTTCTTCTCTTCCGGAACTTCAAGTATTAACTCAATATAAAGAATACCATCAATTAGATTAGCTCTAGATACAACAGTATATTCAGAAAGTTTAAATTCCTTACGAAACTTGCGGGATGAGATACCCTTATGGATATATTCAATATTCCTTTTAGTTTCGTCAGAGTTACCAGTAATACATAGAGTAGAATCTTTTACTTCAATATCAAGCATAGGGAGAGAGAATCCAGCAACAGCAAGTTCAACTATTGTTTTGTCCTCAGACACTTTAGTGATATTATATGGGGGATATCCCGAATCAGACTGTTGACCTAAACGTTCAAGATCATTGAACATCTCATCAAAACCAATATATCTGGGGGATCTTGGAAAAGTAAAATTTTGCATAGTTTTGCCTCCTTAGAGCACATTGTTATATTCCCTGACAATCAGGCGAATATTTAATTACCAATATAGAACATTAACCTTTTAGTGTCTAACGTTACCTATATTGTACTTGGGTGATAGAGTCCATTTCTTCTTTTCAGAAAAAGGTATAATCTTTATCTGTTTAAGAGGAGCTCTATCTTGTGAAAGGGATTCATCTAGTATAGTAACTAAACCCCAATCTGATAACAATGTAGAAATAGTATTCCTACGTTGTACATCATTCTCTAGTAGATTATTTGGTTTGCCATCAAGAATGAATAATTCTTTAAAATGCACAATAAAATATCTACCTTGTTTATGTAGTATATGACAAGACTGGCTTAGTATATTACCCTTGCTTGGGTTAGATGGTATACCAATTCTTGTAAGTGTTTCTTTGACTTTTAAGAAGTCGTCTGGTTCGTTTAGACGAACTTCCAGCATAATATCTGGTGTCCATTCCACGATTTCATTATTTTCTAATTCCACCTTTGCTCACCGTTTCCTTTATTCTTATAATTTCATTATCACCTAACAGGGGCAGTACTGCTTTTGCTTTCTCTTCGGAATATATATAGTATTCCATTACTGCAGTTATTGTTTCTGTATTATCAGGTTTAGCCCATTTAGAAAATCGTTTACTCTTTCTAATTGTATTTATAAGGAAATCATATTGTAAACGAGAGTCAATATGATGGTGGATATTCATTTCATTTGCTAAGAGAACTGTATCTTCAAAGTAAGATAATGACCTATTAATAATAAAAGGTTCATATATAGCTTCAGTTACATCATCCACCATAAGGTTTTTCTTAGTAAAGTTGATTGAACTTACATAGTCAAAGAGTTTCATTTGAACTCAACCGTACTCATTACCTCAGTAAGACAGGCTACCATATTCAATTCTTTATCTGCAACCCAAGCATCTTTNAATTGATACTCNGCTAAGATAAGAATAGCAGCTGGTATAGTTTCTGGTCTAATATACTCAGACATTGTATTATACANCTTACGNATNATTACAGGTGTGTCTTGATCAATATTATTAACAACCCACTTACGCATTTGTGAGAAGTCTTTTGCTTTAAGATACTTCATTAGATCTGAAATATCTACATCACCAACTTCAGTTAAGATACCAGCATCAATTGTATTAGATCCAGAGATAGCATACTTTTGTAGCTCATTTAAGGTTCTACGGAAATCAGGGAAGAACTTTTGTGTTACAGAAATCAAAGCCTTCTCATCATATGTTACTGATTCATCAGCTAAGATACTTTTAATTCTATTAAAGAATTGAGATGCAATTGCTGGTTTCTGGCTCTTAGGAATAGTAAAGTCAATGTTAGAACATCGAGAGTGAATAGGCTCGATTAATCTATTTTTAAAATTACACGTTAAGATAAACCTACAGTTTTCTGAGTACTTTTCTATAAAGTTACGAAGTGCAGGTTGTACAGAGTGCAGATTAAGATAATCGGCCTCATCAAGGATAACAACTTTATGACCACCACTTAATGAAACAGAAGATGCAAATTGTTTAATCTTGCCACGAAGTGTTTCAATATTACGTTCATCAGATCCATTAATTACAATGTAATCAAGACACATTTCTTCACAAAGTGCTTTAGCAACTGTAGTTTTACCAACACCAGCAGAACCAGAGAACAACATATTAGGAAGTTCACCAGACTCAACGATGTTGGTAAATACAGATTTTAAAGATTCAGGTAGAATTGTATTAAAAACTATCTGTGGTCTGTATTTCTCACACCACAGAAATTCATTATCATTACTCATTATATATTCACCAATTGTTTAATTATATACTATTATACACTATCACTGCAACAATGTCAAGCGTTATTCTTTAATTATTGCAGCGATAATATCTTCAAATTCTTCTACCTTTTCGGTTCTATTAGGCCAGTAAATGTAATCCTTGTCTGGATTTGCTTTCAAATTAGACAATAAAGGAAGTATTGCATTATACAAATTGTTTAATCTCTCGTCAGATTCATGTAGACGTTCAGATTGTATTTTAACTACTTCTTCTTTAGATGATTTAAGAGCCTTTACAGCTTCTAACTCATCCTCATCAACCGCCGTAAAACCGAAATCAAACATGATTACGGAGCGTCCGTAGTTGTTTCAGGTTCAGAACCTTCTCCTGGAGTCTCTTCCTGTTTAGGTGCATTAGCATCAATAAACTGTGCTAATCTTCCCCGAAGGCGACCAACTTCTTCTAATTCAG